CCGTTCGGCCAGCGCGGCTTCTTCTGGCGCGAGTGGTTCGCCGAGGGCAGCCCGTGGGTGCGCTTCCGCGTGCCCTGGCAGCGCTGCCCGCGGCTGACGAAGGAGTTCCTCGACGAGGAGCGCCGCAAGTTCGGAGACGGCTGGGTGGCCCAGGAATTCGAGTGCGACTTCCGCGCCGTCGAGGGCCTGGTCTACCCGGACTTCGAACAGTGCCTGACCGACAAGCCCCGCCCTGCCGCCGAGGGCGAGCGACAGGTGGGCGGCATCGACTTCGGCTTCCGCAACCCGTTCGCGGCGATCTGGGGCGTGCTCGATCACGACGGCGTGCTGCACATAAGCGGCGAGCGCTACCTGCGCGAGACGCCGTTGCACGAGCACGCCCGCGCCCTGCCGCCCGGGGTGATGTGGTACGCCGACCCGGCCGGCCGCACCGAGATCGAGGAGCTGCGGGCGGCCGGCCACAAGGTGCGGCGCGGCCCCAACGACATCCGCCCGGGCATCGCCGCGGTCACCGCCCGCATCCGCACCGGCCGGCTCAAGGTGTACGCCGCCGGCTGCTCGAACCTGCTGGCGGAGGCGCGGCTGTACCGCTACCCGAATGAGTCCGAGCGCCTGCGCGACGGCGAGAACCCGGTGGACGATTCCAACCACGCGCTGGGCGCCCTGCGCTACCTCGTCAGCGGCATCGACGCCCGCACGTTGGCCCGGCCACACCCGCAGGCCAGCGAGCCGCGCACGCCGCGCGCCGCGCCGGCGCGGCCGCTCATCCGCCTGGACGACCCCGACATCTGGGAGACCTGACGCATGCGCCTGTTCCTCGCCAACGCCCTGACGCGCCTCGCCTCCTGGCTCCGCCCCAAGGCGGTCCCCGCGGCCGTCGCCGCCGGCGCGGCGCGCGGCACGACGTTCCTGGACGCCTACCGCAAGCACCGCGAGCCGACGCAGAAACAGCTCCTGGAGGAGCTGAAGAACACGGCCTGGTCGTGCGCCAGCATCAACGCCGCCGTCTGCGCCAGCTTCCCGCCGAAGTTGTACGTGACCACGGGCCGCGGCCAGCCCGCCCCGAAGTGCCTGACCCGGGCGCTGCCGCACGAACTCGAAGTCCGGCTGTGGGCCGCCCCGCACCTGGCGACCCATACGCGCGGGGCCAGGGCCATCGAGCAGGTGGTCGAGCACCCGTTGCTGACGCTCCTGCGCCAGGTCAACCCGGTGCAGAACGCCTTCGAGCTATGGGAACTGACGCAGCTTTACCTCGAAGTCCACGGCTCCGCGTACTGGCTGCTGCAAGACGACGACGCGCTGGGCACCCCGGCGGCGATCTGGATGCTGCCGAGCCAGAACGTCACCCCGCGGCGGGCGACGGACAGCGACGCCATCGTGGACTTCTACGAGTATCGCAGCGCGGGCGGGATTGCCCGCTACAGCCCCGACGACGTGATCCGCTTCCAGCTGCCCGACCCGCGCGACCCGTACAACGGCGGCCTGAGTCCGCTGCGGGCCTGCTTCGAGCAGGTCGCCCTGGCGAGCGAGTACGCGGCCATGAAGCGGGCCGTCTACGACAACACCGGCGTGCCGAGCGTGGTGCTGTCGCCGGCCGAGGTGATCGGCGCCGACGAGCGCGACCGGCTGGAGGAGCAGTGGGAGCGGAAGTTCCGCCGCGGCGGCGCGGGCCGCGTGCTGGTGGCCGAGTCGGGGGTACACGTGAGCGTGCTGTCGCACTCGATGGGCGACCTGGCCGCACTGGCCGACATGAAGGCGACCAAGGAGGACATCGCCAACGCCTTTCACTGCCCGCTGCCGTTCCTGAGCGGCGAGACGAACCTGGCGAACATGCAGGCGGCCGACCACCTGCACCGCGCCCTCGCCATCCTGCCGCGCTTGCGGCGGCGCGACGAGAAGCTGAACGAGCAGCTGATCCCGCGTTACGACCCGAGCGGGCGGCTGTTCCTGGCCTCGGAGGACCCGACGCCGCAGGAGCAGGCCCGCGTACTGCGGCAGCAGGAGTCGGATCTGCGTTTCGGCGTCCGCACGATCAACGAGATCCGGGCCGAGCGTGGCCTGCCGCCGGTGACGTGGGGCGAGCAGCCGTTCCGCTTCGACGCGGGCGGCAGTAGCGGGCGCGGCAACGCCGACGCGGCGGCTTCGGACGGGGCAGATCTGGAGTGAGAGCGGTCCGCAGATTTCACAGATTCATCTCTGTTGGGGCGGGGTCGGGAGACCCCGCCCCAACAGAGATGAATCAGGAGAACCAACATGCCTGAGTTTCTGAAAGCGTACTACGACACCGCGGGGCCGTTCGGCATCCCGATGCGCGACCGGCAAGCGCAGGCCCTGGACGCCCTGGTCAAGGATCTGCCGCGCGAGCAGCCTTACGAGCCGCACGTCAGCGTCCTGGAGAAGGGGCCGAGCGAATTGCTGCCGGGCGAGCGCGCCGACGTCTCGTGGATCAGCGAGGAGTCGGCGGACCGCCAGAGTGAAATCGTCCTGGCCGCGGGCATGGACGACAGCCACTTCAAGCTGAACCCCATCGTCACGATGCAGCACGCCTACTGGATGCCGCCGGTGGGCCGCAGCCTGTGGCGCAAGCGCGTCCGCGACGGCGAATTGTCCGGCATCAAGGCGAAGACGCAGTACCACGCCCGGCCCGACGCCTGGCCCGAGGACTGCGACTGGCCGCCGGACGTCGCGTTCACGCTCGTGCAGCACGGGCTGCTGCGCGGCAAGAGCATCGGCTTTTTGCCGACGAAGGCGCGGCGGCCGACCGAGGACGAAATCGCGCAGGAGCCGGCGCTGGCGAAGGTGCGCTTCATTATCGAGAAATGGATCTTGCTGGAATATGCGTGCGTATACCTGCCGGCGCAGCAGAACGCGGTGGTGGAGGCGGTCTCGAAAGGGCTGAACCTCCCCGCGGACTTCCGCGCCGCCATGGGGGTGCAGCTGCCGGTGGTGCCGGTGGTGCCGTTCACGCCGCTGATGGAGGTCGAGAAGGCGCTGCAGCGGGCGGTGCGGGCGCTGAACCTGCCCGGCCTGGTGGCGCGGGCCGTGCGCGACGGCTACGACCGGGCGCGCGGCCGGGTGTGATCTTTCGCCGCTTGCGGGTTAGAGCGCCTTGCGCTCGAGTGTAGCAGTCAGCCAAGGGTGGCATGCTTTCGCGGCCCGTGGGGTCTTAGGTTAGGCGGGGAGCCGTAACGGGCCGCGAAAGCATGGCACCCGCCAGTCGCTACACCCCCAGGCAAAGCCGCAAGCGGCAGCGAAGCGGAATCAGCCCCCGAGCCGTCAGGGCCGGGCCGGCACAGGCGGACGCCAAGCCGCCCACCCGGCAAAGGCCCGGAGACGGCCGGGGCTTTTCGGGCCAGTCCCTTTCCTTTAACCACAAAAGAGAACCCGTATGTTCGTACAACTCACGAAAGACTACTTCGGCCAGAAGGCCGGGGCGCGCGTGGACGTGGACGACCCCGTCGGCCGCACCCTGCTCGAGCAGGGCGTCGCCGAGGCCGTCCAGGGCGATCCGCTCGGCCCCGTCGTGGCCCGGTCGATGGAAACCCTCCTCGCCGGCCTGACCAAAAGCCTCAACGACACCATCGACGCGACCCTGCGCGAGTTCGCCTCGGCCCGGACCAAGAGCCGCAAGAACGCCGTCCCCGCCATTTTCGGCGAGGGCCACGGCGGCGACCCGCGGCGCACGTTCGGCAGCTTCCTGCTGGCGGTGCGCCACCACGACACCAAGACCCTGGAGGAGATGGGTAGCCGCTTCGCCGACTGGGACGGCGGCCGCGAAAAGGCGGCCATGTCCGCGACGGGCGGCACCATCGGCGGCTACACCGTGCCGACGCAGTTCCTGCCCACGCTCTTGCAGGCGGCCGCCGAGCAGGCCATCGTCCGCCCACGGGCCACCGTCGTGCCCATGACCTCGCGCAGCGTGCAGATCCCCTACCTCGATGCGACCAACGTGCCGACCGCGGGCGACACCGCCTTCTTCGGCGGCCTGGTCGGGCGCTGGACCGAGGAGGCGTCCACGCTCAACGAGACCGAGCCGACCTTCCGCCAGCTGGAGCTGGTCGCCCATGAGCTGAGCGGCTACTCGCTCATGTCGAACGCCCTGCTCGCGGACAACGCGGTCGGCCTGGAGGCGCTGCTGACGCGGCTGTTCGGCGGGGCCATCGCCTGGTTCGAGGACTACGCCTTCCTCAACGGCAACGGGGCCGGCAAGCCGCTGGGCGTGACCAACGCCCCGGCGGCGATTGCGGTCAGCCGCAACACCGGGGGCTCGTTCAAGCTGGTGGACGCGGGCACGATGCTCGGCAAGCTGCTGCCGGGCTGGAACCCGGAGACGACCTGCTGGGTGATCCACCCGAGCGTGATCCCGCAGATGGTGCAGATGGTCAGCGCCGCGGCGGGCGTGGGCTGGCTCGACAACCTGCGCGAGAAGCTGCCGATGAACCTGCTCGGCCTGCCGGTGGCGATCAGCGAAAAGCTGGTGGCCCTGGGCACTGCCAAGGACGTGGTGCTCTGCGACTTCCGCCACTACGTCATCGGCGACCGGCAGGAGGTCGAGATCGCCTACAGCGAGCATTTCAAATTCACCAATAACCAGGGCACGTGGCGGTTCGTGTGCCGCGTGGACGGCCAGCCCTGGCTGCGCAGCGCCATCACCCTGAGCGACGCGAGCAGCACGGTGTCGCCGTACGTGTACCTCCAGTGAGAAGTGATGAGTGACGAGTGATGAGTAATGAGTACCTTCTGACTCATCACTCGTTACTCCTCACCCGCTACCCCGTTGGGGCGGGGTCTCCTGACTCCGCCCCGTGCCCCGACCGCAGGGTTCGGAAAAACCCAGAGGAGACCTGCGGTCGGCGGAGGGGCACGGTCTCCCGACCGTGCCCCAACAGCGGGGAGCTTGATCCCCAACCTTTGACCTCAACCCCAGGAGTCCTTTCATGATTACCGAGCAACTGAGTCAGGCCCTCTCGCTTCCGGCCAACCCGACGCACGCCGCGGCCCAGACGGCGTCATTCAACAGCAACAGCGTGGACCTGTCGAAGTTCGAGCGCTGCCTGGCGATCCTCGACATCGGCGCGGTCACCGGCACCAGCCCGACCTTCGACGCCAAGTGGCAGGAGTCGCCGGACAACGTCACCTTCACCGATGTGGCCGGCTTCAGCAACCTGTTGATCACGACGATCACGTCGGGCAGCCAGACCAAGACGATGGAGATCCGCCCGAGCCAGCTGTCGGCGGGCAAGCGCTACGTCCGCGTGGCGGTGACCATCGGCGGCACCAGCCCGAGCTTCACCTGCGCCGTCGTCCTCGTCGGCGGCGAGGCCCACCAGAAGCCGGCCAGCGCCAACGACGGCAACCAGGTCACCGAGCGGAAGGTGGTCAGCTGACGACGCAGAGGACAGAGGTCAGAAGTCAGAGGTCAGAGGTCAGAGAAGAAACCTACAGGCCACAACCCGTGAGCTTTTCCTCTGACCTCTGACCTCTGACTTCTGGCCTCTGATCTCTGACCTCTGACTTCCGACCTCTGAAGGAGGTTCCCGATGGCCGACCTCATCACCAGCGCCCGCGCCGAGTACAACATCAACCAGGCCTCGTTCACTGCGAACGAGAGCAGCACGATCAGCGCGCTCATCACCGCCTGCACCAAGGCGATCACGAAGTTCTGCCGTCGCACCTTCGACACGCAGACCTACGACGAGCTGTACAACGGCACGGGCGACCGCCGCCTGGCCCTGCGCCAGTTCCCCGTTGTCAGCGTCGCCCGCGTCGCCTACGGCCCCATCCCCGTGCTGCGCGTCAGCAATACCTCGCCGTCGAACCAGCGGGCCACCGTCGCGGTCACCGCGACCGGCCTGTCGCTGACCCGCGTGGCCTCGGGCACCTCCAGTACCGACACAAGCGTCACCTGGGCCAGCTATCCCACGCTCACGCAGGCCGCAGCCGCGGTCAGCGCCCTGGGCAACGGCTGGTCCGCGGTCGTCGCCGACGGGGCCTTCGCCAATCGCGCCTCCGCCGACCTGCGCGCCCCGCAGGGCGCGCTCAACGCGCTGAACGTGCAGGCGCCTCTGCTGCTGCACGCCCAGGAGCTGACCGGCTTCGACATTGACACCGACCGCGGGTGGCTGATCCGCGGGCCGGCCTCGGCCGAGATGCTCGACGCCTTCGACGACCCGCTGCCGCCGACGTGGTTCGGCGGGATCAACTTCTGGCGCGTCGTCTACAGCGCGGGCTTCGCGACCGTGCCCGAGGACGTGCAGGAGGCGTGCGCCGAGTGGGTCGCGGCCCTGTTCTGGCAGACCAAGCGCGACCCGGGCCTGGTCCGCGAGGCGATTCCGGGGATGGTGTCGCGCGAGCCGCTGGGCCAGATGCCCGTCGGCGTGCGCACGCTGCTGCTGCCGTACCGCGACCACAAGGTTGCGTCCGCGGGAGGATGACATGACCCTGTCCCTGGCGCCCAACACGACGTTCGACCTGTACCGGCCGCCCAACGTGCCGCCGGCCGCCCCCGACTCCCCGGGCAACGCCTGCGTGCTCCGCCCGGACTACTCCGCGGGCCTGGAGCACGGCGAGGGCGACCCGATTGGCGTGCGTTACCACGCGATTGTCCTGTGCGACCTCGGGGTAGACGTGCGCGACGACTACGACGCGGGCACGCTCACCGGCAACCCGGACCGGCTGTACATCCCGGACCAGAACGGATCCGCCTGGGTGGTGGTGTTCGTGGAGCGCGTCGGCTGGAACTCGGGGCTCGATCACAAGCGCGTCTACCTGCGGCGCATCAACGCCCCGTGGCCGACGAGCGGAGGGATTTGACGTGGCGCTGCCCATGCCGCCCAACACGACCTGTGACGTCTACCGCAACGGCAACGCCCCGCCGAATAGCCCTGACGTGCCGGCGGTGCCGTGCCACCTGACCGCGGACTACCTGCGGCGCGAGGAGACGGGCGAGAGCGAGGGGACGTCGTGGCGTTATACGCACGTGCTGCTGGCGGACGTGAACGCGGACATCCGCGACGTCTTCAGTGACTGGGCGGTGGGGGCGGGCGACACGGTTTACGTACCGGACCGCAGCGGGACGGCGTTCCGCGTGGTGTGCGTGGAGGTGCGCGGCCGCGGCCAGGCGGGGGCGGTCCGCCGCGTCTACCTGGACCGCCACCTGCCGAACTGGCCCACGAACAACCTGTGAGGCGGCTGACGGCGAGGCGATTGTCAACCCCCTGCAAAGGAGCAGACCCCCCATGAGCGAGGTAACGAGCAACGGCAAACACGACGTCATCACGCACCGGATCGTCGTCTCCTGCCTGGGAGGGTGCGTGCTCCTGACCGGGCTAGGGATCACGGTGCTGGCAATGCTTGGGCACGAGATCCCGGCGGCCCTGCCGGCGCTGGGCGGCACCGCCCTGGGCGCTTTGACCGGCATGCTGGCCGCCGTGATGCGCGCCCCTGGATAATCCCCGCCGCTGGCGGCCCAGTAGCGGCTGCGCGTCATCGTAGGTCAGGCTGAGCAGCCTGACATCTCGCAGAAGAGTCAGGCTGCTCAGCCTGACCTACCTGGAACGGAGAAGAGGTCATGAAAACTCGTCTACTCACACTGTTGCTGCTGGCGCTGGCCGCGTGCCGGGCGCCGGCGTCCGAGCTGCCGCGGCATCACCCGTCGCTGGCGGTGGTGCGCATCCGCAGCCACGGCGCCAGCGGCACGGTGATCGCCACTGCGCCGGGCAAGAGCTGGATCCTCAGCTGCGCCCACATGTTCGCCAGCCCCGCCGACTACAAGAAGCCGCTGCGGCTCGACGGCCCGCCGCAGCCCCAGGCCGCGCCCAGGCGCGCTGCGTGCCGCATCCTGGCGGTGGACGCGCAGGCTGACCTGAGCCTGCTGGAGCACGACAACGGGCCGTTCTACTGCTGCCCGGTGGCGCCCGCGGGGCACCGGCCGGGCAAGAACCTGCTCTCGGCCGGCTACGACGAGATGCGCTGGCCGGTGACGCAGCAGCGGGCCACCCTGCTGGAGAGCCTGGGCCAGACGGCATTCACCCGCGAGCGGCCCTGGCACGGCCGCAGCGGCGGCGGGCTGATCGACGTGGACAGCCACGTGCTCATCGGCGTGGTGCAGGGCTACGAGGTCGGCGGGCGCGGCCGCGGGGTCTACGTCAGCCACGCGGCGGTGCTGGCGTTCGTCGCACGGCATTTGCCTTCCGACCGGCCCGGCGAGCTGTGGCCATCGCGGCCCAGGTCGCAGCGCTACTCGACGCCGCCGAACTGCCCGTGCCCCGGCCAGTGTCCGTGCCCTTCGTGTCCCGGCGGGGGCTACCCGATCCCGCGCGGCTACTGAGGAGTCATGGCACCTGCTGACGGTCGTCAGCTTTGCCAGGTGCTGCCGTGGCGGCGTCAGATCGAGCAGCGCTTGCAGAACCTGGAGCGGGGCCAACGGCAGCCGCCCGCGCCCTCCGCACCGCAAGCCCAGCCGCCCATCATCATCGTGCAGCCGCCGCTTCAGCAGTTCCCGATTGGCGGGCAGCCCAAACAGGACTTCCCCATCGGCGGTGCGCCGAAGCAGGAGCTGCCGCCGTCTGGGACGCCGAAACAGGATCTCCCGCCGGGCGGCGCCCCGAAGCAGGAACTGCCGCCCGGGGGCACGCCGAGGCAGGATTTGCCGGTGCAGCCGCCGCCAATGCCGCCCGCGGCCCGCGCGCCGCAGACGTACAGTTACCGCCCGGTCATCATCCGGGCCCTGTCCCGACCCCTGAGTGATTGAAAGGAGGACCGACCGATGGAAAAGCTACTCGTGATGTCCGTGGCTTCACAGTTGACGATGGCCGCGACGGGCTCGGTGCCCGCGCCGCTGAGCGCGGACCTGAGCGACAACGCCGCGCGGGCGAAGAACCTGCAAGTGTGGGAGACGTTCCGGGCGTTCTACGCGGCGCTGGTCAAGGCGCTGGCCGACGCGAGCTGGGCGGCGCCCGACCTCACGCCCGCCACCGGCGGCATCTTTGCTAGCGTGCTTCAGCAGCTGATCGGTAAGATACCGGCGCTGCCCAAGGTGCCGCTGCCCAACCCGGGTGAAACGCCCGCGGTGCGGCCCGCGTAAGGGGATGGACGTTCGCCGGGCGGACTCAGGGGGAAGAGACGTGAGTGAGAAGCGCTGGCTGAGATGGCAGGATGCGGGTTCACTACTAGGCCTTCTGCAAACCCGGGACGTAAAGATACCCGACAGGAAACTGCGGCTATTCGTCTGTGCTTGCTGTAGGCGAATATGGGAGTACTTGACTGACGAGCGTAGCCGCCGTGCCGTGGAGATAGGTGAGCGCTATGCCGACAGACTGGCGAACGATGCGGAACGGCTATCCGCTTATCGGGCGGCTGGATGGTTTCGCCGAATCATCGCCAACACCCAGCCACGGGGCAAGTACCAGTTTCACGCGGCGGAGGCGGCCTGGGCCGCCACCTTCCGGCCGCGCGTTCTTGCCGAGGTGGTTGCCCACTACTCGATGGGGCGGTATGCACTTCCTACCACCCTGTACAAGGCGGAAAAGCAGGCCCAGGTGAGGCTCTTGCATGACATCATAGGGAACCCCTTTCGCCCACTAACCTTCACCCCCGCCTGGCGGACGGCCGGTGCGGTCGCCCTCGCCCAGACGATGTACGACGACCGCCGCTTCGACGACATGCCGCTGCTCGCCGACGCGCTCGAAGAGGCCGGCTGCACGGAAGAGGCGATCCTGAAACACTGCCGCGAACCCGGCGAGCACGTCCGCGGCTGCTGGGTCGTTGACCTGATTCTCGACAAGAACTGAACCCGCGGGCGGCGCCGCATCCCACCCGGCCCGTCCCCGTCCGGAGTGCGCGCTGCGAGGCGCGCGGACCCCATGAAAGCCATCACCCTCATCCAACCCGTGGCCACGCTCGTCGTCCTCGGCGCCTGCCGCCTCGAAGTGCGCGCCTGGCGCACGGCCCACCGCGGCCGCGTCGCTGTCTACGCCAGCCGCGCCTTCCCGAAGGAGGCCCGTGAGGTCTGCTCCCGTGAGCCGGTCCGCTCGGCCCTGCGTGCCGCCCTCGGTCACGACGACTGGCGTCGCCTGCCGCTCGGCGCCCTGCTCGGCACCGTCGAGCTGCTCGACTGCACACCGACCGAAGAGGATTCGCGGCCCGGCGGGTGGGCCTGGCTCCTCGACAACCCGGAGCCGCTGCCGCAGCCGATCCCGTACCGGGGCTGCGTCGGCATCTTCGAGGTGCCCGATGACCTATTCCAGCCCGAGATCGAGTTCCGCTTATCCACTCGGCGCGCCTGACTGAGGCAGCGTGCGCGAAACGACAAGCAGGATGCGGAGACAGAAAGGAAAGTTCGATGACCGAAGCGCGACGCAACCGCATCAAGGAGCACCGCCGGGTCCGCGCCGGCGACCTGGTGCCGCACGAGCACAACTGGCGCCGCCACCCCGCC